TCCGAGGGGGTACACCTACAGGTGGTCGAGCGGTTTAGTGAGCATTGTAAAGGGGTATGGATTTGACCGAGTAGAAACAAAACCTAATGCGTGGTGTGCGTCCTGCGTGGCGGATAAGTACACTAAGTTTGTTGTGTCCTAGTTGTTTTATATCCTGTACTTCCATGAGGGAGTACAGAGATGAATATCCCACAACGAATATCCTGCCGTTATCTTTCCAAAAGGTATGCACTAGAAGCGTCCAAGTGGGCGGTTGAATCAAGTTCTTCTCACAGAACGGCATCCGTTGTGCTCCACGAGCTTGATGAAAAGGTTTTGAGCGTCTTTGGGGAAGGGATTATCCGATGTGCAGGATTAGATAAGGAAGCGATCATCAAGGGATTGGGGAAGAAGCTAAAAGAGATTTATCAGGCATTTCAGAAGGCACCTGATTTATGGGAAAAGTTTAAGGATATGTTGGGGATAACTACAACCAATCCGATCAAGCTGTACACGGAGTTATCCAAAAAGTTTCAGGCATTATTGGACGAAGGAGCTAAGTGGTGGGAAGGAGCTAAGAGCAAGCTGAAGAAAGACAGCAAGATTTTACACTTTCTATTTCTGTATGCGTCTGATGCTCCCACACTAACATCTATCGTGCAGTCTATCCTTAAAAAGAATGGAGGAGCTGGGGGAGAGCTTTCTAGATGGCTAGGCAAGGTAGTAAAGCCCGTTCTTGGTACAGCTAAGAATTTAGCTGATTGGCTAGACCATTTCTTAGAGAGGCATCCACTACTTAAGGTTTTAACTATCCCTGCTAAGTCGTACCTTTATTGGGTGATTTGGATAAATGTGACGGAGGTGAGTTGGAAGATTTCCGAGTTATTAAAAGGATTTTTAGGTCTCATTTCTTGGTCAGACTTATTATCGGGACTCCCCGAGAGCGGAATTGGATTTTTGATATCCTTGCTCTTCCCTGGTATACCTGGAGGTTGGATATTTAAATCTTTATCCATAGGTTGGAACGCACTACTTGCCCCCGCAATAGGGCTTCAGCTTTATGCTCTTTACACGAAGGGACTTTTAAACGAAAAGGGGGAGCCACTCTAGATGTTTGTCCAAATGGTTTCGCCTTTGTCGTTGTACAACTTCACATAGAATTCAGAAGTGGATACTCCCTCGAACGCGAGGGCGACTTGTGTTGCCTGTTCTTGGCTCTCAAAGAGAAGAACACCACCCGTCAACAAAGCATCTTCGGATAGTGTGGCGTGTTTACGGATTTTATGTGTCACGGAGGAGATGCAGGGGGGTTGATCTTCAAAAGGCATAACAGCGACCAAGAACTTATTTTCGGTTCTTGCGATGTGTCCATATATACTCGTATATGCGATGAACTTCATGAAGTAATCCTAGGGAGTGTGAGACATGATTAAAGTGCTGTGGAGGACTGATGTTCACTTAGCCGACCGAACCCCAAAACGGAGGACGGGAGATTGGTCTATGGATGTTGTAGACAAGCTGAAATGGATAGGTCGAAAGGCAAAGGATTTATCCGTAGATTTGGTGTTAGACGGCGGGGATTTTTTTGATGTGAAGTCCCCCACTCGGAACTCCCATGCTTTGGTTCGTTCAGCTTGTGAAGCACACAAAGATTACCCTTGTCCTGTATATGCCCTTGTGGGTAATCATGATGTGAAGTATGGAAATATCGAATATCTACCTGAACAGCCCTTGAGCGTTTTGTTTTCAGCATCGGTTTTTAGGCAGTTCGGTGACTCTGAAGAGATTTTCGTAACGGATGAAGAGGGCATTTCTTTACGGATAGTGGGTATCCCTTATCACGGAACAGAGTACGATTTAGATCGGTTGAGGAATATTAAAAAGGGACCTGAGGATTACTTGTTTGTGGCTTGTCACTTATTAGCCCGCTCAGGTGCAGGTGGCAGTATGTTTGAAAACGAAGATATTGTTGGTTATGATTTATTGGATAGTATCCCTGATGTGGATTGTTGGTTTTTTGGTCATTGGCATAAGGATCAAGGGATAACGAGGTTATCGAATGGTGGCTATGTGGTGAATGTGGGTAGTTTGACGCGAGGTGCCTTGCACCTTGATGATTTAGACCGATCCCCTTGTGTAGTGGAGGTGAGCGTCAGCGTAGCTGGCTTATCCGTTATCCGCCATGATGTACCTGTTAGACCTGCGAGTGAGGCTTTCAAGGTGGAGGAGGCGATAAGGGAAAAGGATTCAAAAGAGAGAATGGAACAGATAGTCGAGAAGATGAAACAAGTCGCCACTACGGGTTGGTCTCATTTATCTCTAAAGGATAGAGTGCGGAGTGTAAAGGCTTCAAATGGGGCTAAGGAGTGTGCTTTGGCTTATCTTGAGCAGGTGGATAAAGAAGACTTATAGTTCCTTTATTCATCCTTTGTCTCGTCAATCAAAGGAGTGAGACAATGGATAACATAAAGAGAGCAATGGTGCGTGTGGCGTATGAGAATCGGCAGATAGGGTTGCTTATTTCTCGTATAGCTCGCCTAGAGAAAGAAGCGGACTTAGACCCTCCTCTAGGTCTAGGTCCCTGTGGTATTGCAGATCGCATTTTAGGGACTGATCCCAAGAATTTAGCGAATCTAGACCCTCTAGTGAAAGAGCAATATAATAAGCTCTTATCCGAGATTAATAGTACCCCCATGATATCGAGGGGTAATCCACCCGTTAAGACCTTAAGCCTAGACAAGAAGTTAGAGAGAGCTGCTTATCCGAGTACGATATTTGAGACCATCAGCGTGATGAACTCAACAGTTAAGGTTGAGTTGAGTCCTCACACCCAAGCCCGATTGGATTCTCGTGAGATCAAGATGGACTTCTTATTAGAGGGTATCCGTCAAGTGTTAGCCTTTAAGTGGATTTACGCACATATAGCAGCTTTGTATGAGAGACTAGGACCTATGGGGTCTGCTGATGGGGATGCGAGGTACAAGGTAACGGGGGAACATAAAGGGCATATTTTGTCGGTTATTCCGAGATGTAACGAAATCAGCAAAACAGCGTATGAGGAATGGCTTTATAAGCCATTCCACATAGAGAAGAAGGTGCATGGGGAGGTGGTGGAAGTTCCCATCTCAAAGGCGTTGACGATTGAGGAGTACTTAAACACAAATGGTCAAAAGTTTGAGGCTGCACAGATTGTGCGAGAGCATCTTTTGCCTCAGCTTATAGATACTTTTGGTTTAACCTTAGAACAGGTAAGCGTTAAGACCATGTATCCCAAGGGTAAAGACGATCCTAAACCGAGTTGTAAGTTATTAGGGGAGGTTGAGGAGACGGAGGAATCATCTGCCCCTGAACCTGAACCTGCCAAACCCTCCTACTTGAGACAAAGACCAAGAAGGCGTAGGGGTTAAAGCATATCCGCCACAATATCGGATAAAGTAGAGCGTTCTGACTTCTTAAGAGAGACACAACCAAAGATAGGGTGTCCCTTCATTTTCTCGATGACATAGGTTAGACCATTAGAGCGTTCGGTGAGATAAGGGTGATCTATTTGGCTTGGGTCTCCCAAGAGGATAACTTTGGTGCCTTCAGCCGCTCTAGTGATGATGCTTTTTATTTCATGTTTGGTGAGGTTTTGGGCTTCATCAATAATCATGAAGGCATTTTTGAGAGAACGACCACGGATAGAGTTGATGGGTTGTATCTCGATGTGATTTTTCTCAAGGAAGGATTCTTTATTTTCTCCGCCGAAGGTGTTGGTGTCCCACATGGGATTGATTTGATCAAGGTTGTCGAAGAAGCTCTGCATCCAAGGCTCCATCTTTTCGGATAGTGACCCTGGTAGGAATCCTATTCCGTTGCCGACATCAACGACAGGTTTTGAGAGGACGACCCTTTGATAGATGTTGGACTGATGGATAGCTGCGGCTAAGGCAAGATATGTCTTTCCTGTACCTGCCTTACCGACTAGAGCGACAAGGTGAACATCTTTATCCAAGAGTAGATCAAGAGCAGCCCTTTGTTCCATGTTTCGGGGTTTGGCATCTTTGGTGCGGGTTTTATCCTTGTCTATTAGATAGAGAGCCCCATCTTTGTGCTGAAAGAGATGTTGTTTGTTGTTGAAGTCGTTGAACCAAACATATTGGTTTTCGTGGAAGTTCTCGTAAGAGAAATCTTCGGGGAGTCTTGTAGCCCCTTTCCAATATGAGCCGATCAGGTCAGCTTCAAGATTGAGATCGGGGTGAAACTCTTTTATGGCGATGGAAGCTAATGTGTTATCCGATCTTGTGTCGGAGGTGAAATCATCGCTTTTAAGCCCAACACATCCTGCGAGGATGCGTAAGTTTACATCTTTGGATACTAGAGTGACTTGATAGTTGTTGCTATGGTGCATAGCAGTTTGAAGGATAAGTAAATCAAGATATCTGATTTTAGAGGCTTGATCGAGGGCTTTGAGGTCTAGCTCTCCTGCGTTGGCGATAACTTTGACTTTTCCGATGGGCTGAAGTTCAAGGATAAGTTTAGATGCCTGTCGAGCGAGATGTGCTACATGGGACTTATCTTGTTTGGTGGTGTCCTTGAGAACATCTAGTTCCATGATGACAAAGATTGGGATAAGAACTTGAGTGTCTTCAGGGAAAGCGACCATTGATTGGGGGTCATAGATTAAAACCGAAGTGTCTAGGATAACCGCTTTGGGAGATGTTTTGAGGGATATTTCCGACATTATCGTTATCCTTTCGGACTCTGGGTTTCGTTGGTGCATGAGTATTAAACCTTTAGGGATTGAGTTGTGTTGGATAGTTTTTAGAGCGTTTATATTTGGGGTAGTGCTATACAACTAGGAGTCTGAATTATGTCTAACTCTGCTGACCCTAAGAGGGTAGCTGATCGGTTTATGTCTAAGACCGCATCGGAACCCAAAGGTCTTAAAAAGACCGCAGGTGAAGTAAGGTTCATCAAAGATCATGGTGATGATTCATCTGCGTGGGCATGGGGACAACATCCTCCGAGTCAGCGTGTAATGGATAAAAACCATGTGTTCAATAAAAGGTGCAGTAAAGACCTTGCGAGGGTACTTAGGGCAACCTTATCGGCACTTGGTCATGCTATGAGTGCATACAGCGTATTTGCTAAGATTAAGAGCCGAGATATAAGCCCTGATGGGAACCTTGGTGGCAGGGGGTATATCATGGAAATAAAAGGTATGAGGAGGCAATACATGAATATTGTCGAGGCTTTATCCGCGTTATCCGATACGCTTTATGACGAGATAAAGGCAGACCATTGGAAAGCCTTGCAGGAGGCTATGGTGGAGAAGGTGATGGAGGATATTGAAGATATTAAAGATGACCCTGAGGCATGGGCAAAACAAGAAGAAGAAGAATCCGATGAAGAGGGGCTAAGCAGGGACTTCACTTCCCCTAGAAATAAGGAGACCTCAAATGGCTAAGAAAACTGCATCAAGTTATCTTCCGAACGGGGGGTACTCTCTTGAGCATGGCTCTAACTATATGTTGGATGGGTTTCAGTTCGACACCGAGTATGGTGCTGGACCTTATGAGAAGGCAAGGCTTCCTGAAGCCAAGGGGCTATCCTCTTTACCAAGTGGGATGATCCCTATGGGTGGGAATGGTGAGTCCTCTTTGCCTGATGGGGTAGAGGTGGATATGCCCCTAGACCTAGAGGATTTCACAAAAGACGCGAGCCAAAGTATTGCTCTTGTGGATCACTCATGGCTCGCTACCCAATCTAAGCCTGATTTATCAGGACAGCGTTCCATGGAGGATATCCTAGAACACTTGTCTCAGGGGAGGTTTGAAAACCCTGAAGTCAATCAGTTCAAAAACCTGCAAGAGGCTTGGGGTACTGAAAGCACTACAGGTTTGGATATTATCCCTAACAATCAACGCCTCCATGAGAAGTACAAAAACACATACAAGGAAGTATCCAATCTCCCTGGAGATGATATCCGTCATCAGGCAGAGAAACTTCATCGGAAGTTGGCATATGGCGAGTCCTTATCCTCGGTGTTAAAGGATGCCTCAAATCCTTTGGCACTTAAGCTAAAGATAGAGGAGGAATATGGACTGCATGGTCGTGTTTACATTAAAGAAGCACATTTCCCAGGGTTATTTAATGGGCGTTGGGACGAGGTGATTCACAATCGGTGCAAAACCGCTATGTACATCATTCCCGTCAATAAGGATTGTGCTTTCGATAGGTTTCTAGGTATGGAGATCGTTGCCTCTGTAAACGATATCCCTTGGTCAAAAGTCGCCCGCACTCTCATGCCTAGACTAGAATCCTATGGGGTCAAGACTGCATCCTCTCTCTCTCATAAGGAGCAAGTGAGAACTGCCTTTATTGATCTCATAGAGGGCAGGGTGACAAGGCATGAGGCGAACCAAACATGGTTCCCCACTCAGAGAAATGAGAGCGACTTCATCTCTCTTGATCACGCAAGAAGACAACTCGAAGCCTCTCAGCAAGAACACATCTTTATTGCAACACACGAAGATAGACATGAAACTAAGACTGAAAAGAAACTAGCCCGTATTGCTTCTCAGTTAGCTAAACAGGGCTTCCTAGATGAAGAAGTAATTACTGCCGTCACAGAGACAACATCCAAGACGGCACAAGAAAAAATAGACCGCTTGTTTCATTTGGCTACCACACCCGCTCAAGCATCTACTTATGACGGAACGGGCATAGGGGTAAAGACGCATACACCCACAAAATCCAAATTGGATAAACTGCCCGATATGAAAAAGAGAGCGTCAGCATCCTTGTGGAAAGATGCTCACGACAAGGTGGATAAACTTCTTAAGTTTGGTTTGATTACCAAAGAAGTGTATTCGTCTATCCAATCTATTACAGAAGCAGGTGCTTATGTGAAGAAGGCGTTTGAACTAGCGTCTAAGCCCCTCAGGGCTTCCACCTATGAAGGTTCAGGCAAGGAAGCATCTTTACATACGACCACCAAATCCAAAATCGCCACCAAATTTAAAACTCGAACCGAGCTTACTTTTGAACAACGAGTAAAGACAGCCAGCGAAAAGTTAAAGGGGTTGGCTTTCACAGGTTTGTTGTCTTCGCAGGACATAGAGCGGATAGCCACAATACACAGGTCTAACCCTGAGGAGGCTGTAAAGGTTGCTTTTAAGAGAGCAGCGGATAACTTTACGGAAGATCAGGCATCTACCTATGTGGGCATTGGCAAAAATGCCCACACTCTAGACACGAGAGTTGCTCTCTTAAACGACTCTGACCTTTTGGGCTTAAAAGAAGCCGCAAGTAGGACAGAGCGTGGCAGAGAACAAAGAAGTTTAGAGAAAGTCGGTCTTTTGATCAAAGCGGGTTTGATTACTCATGATGAGGTGGCGGTCGCCATAAAAGGGTCAAAGACCCCTGAGGATCGAGTTCGTAGGGTCTTTGATTTTGTAGCGAGACCAAAAGTAGCTTCTCAGTACCACGAGTATGACCTCAAAGAACATCGAATGGTCAAACGCACCAAGAAAATCGCCACCGAGTTTAAAACCCGAACCGAGCTTACTTTTGAACAACGAGAGGAATCCGTAAGACTGAAGATGTCCAAGCTATTGGATAGTGGTTTGGTTTCTGCGGATGATGTAAGAAGGGTAGTGGCTTCTCATATGGGAGAGCCTGAACTCCAACTCAAGGCTTTATTTAGGGTAGCCTCGGAGAAGGTAGAAAGGGCGTTTTATGAGGGCTCAGAAACGGCACACATCATCACGCCTAAGAAGTCGGAAAGGTTATCCGACTCTGAAATGAAAGTGGCGACTTGGCTTCGTCAAAAGATGAGCGAGGGTGGAGCAGGGCAGGAACTAGATGTCCTTCTCTCTAGCCGCTTCTCTCAAAAGGTATTGGATACCTACACCACACGCATAGCTTCTCTACGAACAGAACATGAAGGCTTATCGGGTCATGCTTATGTGGATGCAGGAGCATATGTGACGGAAGGTGTTGAGGGCTGTGACAAGGGGGCATTGTTACACAGGTCGAACCAAATCCCAACTCTTTTAGGGGTGGGTAAGTGTTCCACCTGCGTCTTTAATGTCGAAGGCACTTGCCAAAAATACAACAAGGTACTCATAGATTCCCCCTCCGAAATAACGGATAGTTTGTCTGCACTTCAGCAGGAAAATATCCGTCTAGCTAATGGTACAGATGCGGATAGAACAGCTTCTCTATTCGTGAACGATTATGATCCCGATGAGTTTGGACTCTTGCCTTCCGACCATGTTGAAATAGGCGAGGAAGTATCCAATAAGTCATTGGGGGATGTGTTATTTGGCGGCTTTGAAGTCTAAGGAGTCCTAGATATGCTTCCCTCATATGTAAACCGCATGGCTACATCCCCTCGCTTCAAGATGTTGGTTGGTCATAACCTTAGACCTTCTGACCCATCTAAAGGTGAAGCGGGAAACCCCATACCTATCCGACAGGCATTTGAGACGCAAGTCATCACCACACATTTGGGTAATGCCGTGTTGGGCATCGCCACACCTAATCAAACGGGAATTAGGATAGTGGTTTCGTCCGTGGACTTCGGGAATGTGAATTTAGGTGGTGCGACTAAATATGATTATGACGAGATACAAGTTCAAGCTGCGGGGATGTTTGATCAGGATCGAGTTCCTGCCCTCCAAGTGGGAAATCATTTAGCTCGCTTGATTGGTGAGGGTGCGGGAAATGTAAACGATGTAGCTTCAGAACTAGCCCTTGTACTTAATGAGTCTGGCATGGGGTTAAAAGCCTCTGTGGACCCTCTTAACTTAAACGAGGTCATCTGCACAGCCTTAGGGACAACGGATTCCATCTTCGTTAAAGTTTTATCCTTTAGTTGGGACTTACTAGCGGGGAACCCTCCTTTTATTATCCAAGACTTAGATGGTAATGTTCTTTACGATCCCGCTACAGCTACTAATACAGGTGCTGTAGCACTCGTAATCAGTCCAAAAAACACTTCCCCTATGATTTCTAGCTGATAGGAGCACATATCCATGTCAAGTATCCCAATTCCTGTAGGTGCCTCTAGGGTTAAGGTAGAGGATGAGTTGGGGAAAACCATATGGCGTAAGCCAGCGGAGGTCTTGCCTACGGATACAATATCTCTAAATCCCAAAACGGGTGAGCCATTTGTCATGTACAGCAATCCTGGTCGTGGCTCTCCTGCTTCTAATCCATCTGCCCCTGTTCCTCAGACAGCTTCTCAGCCACCGATGTACCATACGCCTCAGGCGGCAATTAATAATCTCAATCAACGCAAGTTTTCCAAATTGGATACTGATATCGTTTATGGTCAGGTGAGACAGAATCCTGAATCTTCAGATGTATTGACGAGAGTGATTGAGGGATTATCCGAAGAGGCGGCAAGTCTTGCTTTTGAGAGAGAAGAAGCCGAGAGAAAGGGCGAACCTACTTCTCAGATTTCTCTGAGAAGGGTGAATGCGTTAAGGGCTGTGGGTGACACATGGATAAAAAAGAGAGAACTTTTATCCTCTAAATCCATCGACCTAGAGTCCAAGGCATTTAGGAAGCTATTTGGACACATAGCAGAGACCTTTAGAAGGGCGTGTGATGAATCAGGTTGTCGCCCTGAACTTGCGGAAAGCATCTTCGCAACATTTGGAAAGTTGGTTGATGAGCAGGAATGGATAGCGGATGCTAAGAAGGCGATGGAAGACGATAAATGAGTTTATCTTCGGTCGCTATAGCGGCAAGTGCAAAAGCAGGGAAGCAATCAGAACACAATGCAGATATTATTGAGTTTGTAGAAGCTCCTTGGGGTCTGAAAATGACCCTGTTCCCTGTTCAGAAGGTTATCCTAAAGGCTCACTATGGGCTTGAGCTAGATGATACTGAGAGGTTTACGATCACGGATTGGAGAAGGCAAAATGCTCGCCATGTGACGGAAAAGGAATATCTGAAAATCCTATTTGAAGAGGGACGATGCAATATCGGTGAAGTCATCCCCGGCAAACAAAGACGAGAAATGATCTTATCCATTGGGCGTAGATCAGGCAAATGCGTTAGGGGAGATACCCTCATCCCCACAGATATGGGTATTGTCCCCATATCTTCTCTTGGGGACATTACGGATAATGGGATGGAGTATCAGCCATTATCTGTACGGGTGGCACAAGAGATGGGAGATGTTCGGAGAACAGCCTTCTTTTACAAAGGTGGAGTTAAACCCACCAAAGCCGTTATGACAGAAAGCGGATACTTCATCGAAGGGACGGATAACCACAGGATCAAAGTTCTTACACCTGATTGTGAAGTTGTTTGGAAGTACTTAGGGGATGTCAAAGCGGGGGACTTGGCTTGTATTAACCGAAGCAGTAACTTGTGGGCGAAAGAGTATGTAGACCTTAGACCCTACCAAAGTTCCCCTTTTGTGGGGATGCCCGACTTCTTAACCGAGGAGTGGGGCGAGCTACTTGGGATAGTTTCAGGGGATGGGAATTGGACAAACAAGAGAGCCCTAAGAGTTACTACCGCTGACCCTGAGTTTAAAGATATCTTTTTGGATAAGGCGAAAGCTATTTTCGGAAAAGCGTCTTATGTTGTGGACAAGAGAGGCACAGATGTAGGTGATGTCTATGTTTATGGGAAGGTGGTCCGCTCTTTCATGGATAAAATAGGGTGGAGTATTAAAGCGACCCCCTATGATAAGAGGGTTCCATTTACTATTATGCGTTCTCCAAAGAGCGTAGTCGCGGCATATCTGAGGGGTCTTTTTGAAACTGATGGTTCTGCCACAGGGAACAGCGTATGCTTTTCCACTAGCTCAAAGCAACTAGCGTATGATGTACAAGCATTGCTCTTAAATTTTGGGATAGTGACCAACACATCAGTATCTAGAGAGACTGAGTGGGTTGTTAGAGTAAAGGGAACAGCCTCTAAGCTCAAGTTCAAGAACGAGATAGGATTCCTAACTCAGCGTAAAAAATCCATGATGGATAAACAATTTGAGAATCTGTCTTATCGGTCACCGCATCCCATAGACGCAGTTCCTTATTTGCTCCCCTTTCTAAAACAGCATCTTTCACTAAGGAAGATTTTTTGTAATGGGAATAAAAAGGTCAGCCAATTAGAGCTAGGTCGGATACTAGAGGAAAAGGATACTCCGAGCTATGTGCGAGCCAAGATCAACAGCCTTTTGGATTTAGATTACTTTTTTGATCCTGTTCAATCCGTTACAGAGGGTGAATGTGAGGTATATGATCTAAATGTTCCTGAAGGTTCGATGTTTATCGGAAATGGTTTTACAAACCACAATACGACCATCTCAGCTTGTATTGCAGCTTATGAAACATACAAGCTCATCAAAAAAGGCGACCCTCAGAAATACTATGGGCTACCTGCCTCGAATAACATACAGATTATTTCCGTAGCCACGGATAAGGATCAGGCGGGTTTATTGTATCAGGAGGTATCGGGACACTATCGCAATTGTTCTTTCTTCGGTCCCTATACGGCAAATAACACTTTAAGTTATGCCCGTTTCCAAACACCTGCGGATGTGGATAAGTATGGGAGATACCTAGATGACCCATCGGCTAAAGCCACACTTAAAGTGACTTTTAGATCATGCGTAGCTAAGGGGCTCCGTGGTGCAGGTAACATCTGTGTAATCTTGGACGAGGTGGCACACTTTACGGATAAAGGGCAATCAGGGGCAGAAGAAGTTTACAACGCAGTTGTTCCTTCAACATCCGCTTATTCTCCAAAAGACCCCATAAATCCCACCAAACCAATTGGGGAAGTGGAAGGTCGGGTTATCCTTATTTCTTCACCCTTAGGCAAACAGGGTCTTTTCTACAATCTCTTTCAAATAGGTATGCAGGGAGGTGCTGCATCGGATAACATCTTAGCTGTACAGGCACCAACATGGGAAGTTAATCCCACGGTTCCCGCTAGCGAGTTTGAAAAACACTATCTGAAAAACCCTACAGTATTCTTTACTGAGTATGGAGGTGAGTTTACGGATAGAACGCGAGGTTGGTTGGAGAAAGAGGAAGACTTGTATGAGTGTGTCGATCCTAAGCTAAGACCTGTCACATCAGCCCCTGCGAGGAAGCCACACTACATGGGCATAGACTTGGGTTTGGTGGGAGACGCAAGTGCAATAGCGATTGGTCATTTAGAGGGAGACAAGATCATCTTAGATTTGGTGGATCAAATAAAAGCAGGGGAGGGTAAGTTTAAGGATAAAGAACGGCTGGACTTTGATGAGGTGGCAGATTGGATACATGGGTGGAGTAAGAGGTTTTACATTTCAGATGCTATCTTTGACCAATGGGTAGGGATACCCCTTCAACAGGCTCTAGAGAAGCGAGGCTTGAAGCAAATGGTCTCGGTGAACATGACCAAGCAACTCACTTCTCAAATGTTTCAAAACTTTAAGGATATGATGTGGGATAAACGCCTAAGGCTTTATGATAAGCCTGACCCTGATATAAATGGGCATGAACCTTATTTGTTGGAACTACTAGAATTACAGGCTACGGTACACTCTAAAAACATCATTTCCGTTGAGGCACCACAGGTAGCAGGTAAACATGACGATATGTCGGATGCCTTAGTGCGTATGATATGGGTAGCGTCTAATCATATAGGCACACAAAAGCATTTTGCTTTATCAGGCGGATCGTCTAGACATCCTTTGATGGCAGGTTCTAAGGTCTTGGCTCAGGGTTCTTATTTTAAGGGTGGGAGTGATGAACGGCGTATTGCACCAAGACCTGCTCGACCAACCCTAAGAGACGCAATAAACAAACGCTTTGGGGGCAGCTCATAATCCGTCTATAGGCACACTCTCTTATCCTAACCAAGGAGAATGGATAAAATGAGTGAACCTATTTATCCTAAAAGTCGTAAGCAAGCGGATCACAGGGTGATTGCTAGGATACTTGAGTTAAGTCATGGGCAAAAGCATCCTAGTGATAGTCTATTAGACGAAATATCCACGATCTACATGAATAAGGGCGGTCGGTGGGTAGAGTTTTTCGGCGGGAACCCTGACCATAATAAGCTGCTTAAGGTGGTCATTTCGGCTGTGATGAAACACAAGAAGGAGCAACATGAGCGAAGATGATGATGGTGTTCTTGGCACGCCTGTAGCCGAAATAAAACCCAAGTCAAAGGCTAGTACAAGGAAGTTGTCTCCAACGGAGATGAAATCCCGCGTAAAGGTAGCTATGACAACGGGTGGCTCCATGATGGGCGGTGGCGGGAACTTCTACTCGCCTGAGTTATCCACAGACTTCTTAGAGCTTCCTCAGTCTCAGGACGAACAAAGGAACTACTTTAGGTTCTTTTATCGAACCGATCCGTTTGTCGGACAGGCTGTAGACTTACACACCGAGTTGCCACTATCCAAAATCCGTTTAGGTCTTCCCAAGGCGAAGAATAGGGAGATGGCTTACGAATCCCTCAGGTTTTGTGAGAAGTGGGCAAAGAGAGTGGGTCTACTGCACAGGCTCATAGAGATACTTCATGAGTACAATCTATTGGGCGAGGTCTTTGTTTTCTGCGAAGATAACAATCCCGATATGCCCAAAAGCGTGACACATAAAAAGTTGAATGTGTTAACCGCTGAAGGGGAAGCGGTGGAAAAGTGGGAGGAACTATCCGATTCACTTGAGAGAGCCTACGCTTGGTTAAAGAAGAACTACAGGGGTTGGACAAGTATCCGTGTTCTTCCTCCCGAACAGGTACACATGGAGTCTTTTCCTTTCACCACGGAAAAGATAGTGGAGCTTATTCCCGACTCCAAGACAAAAGCTGTAGTGGAGCGAGCTACCATGCAAGACCCCTCAGCTATGAGGGTAGTGGAATCAATGCCCTCAGATGTAGTGGAAGCTATCCGAGATGGTCGGAACATTCCTCTAAATACTGATCCTGATGCGGGCAGCTTTGTTTATTTCATGGCTCGAAAGAAGTCTCAGTATGAGCCAAGAGGTCACTCTATCCTTGAACGCTGTCTCCGTATCTTGGTGTATCGCGATAAGTTGAGACAAGCACAAACATCTATCGCTTCTCGCCATATGACACCTATCCGTTTGGTCTACGCAGAAGATATGGATGCAGCAGATGTGGAAGCCCTAAGAGATCAAGTGGATTTGGCTCTACAAGACCCTGACTACTCAATCATCGCTAACTTTCAGGTGAGTTGGGAAGAAATGGGTGCTGATTCTCGTTTGTTGGACTTGTCGGGGGAATACGATATGACGGATAGACAGATGTACGCAGGTTTGGGCGTTACAGAGTCTCTCTTGTCGGGCGAGTCTAGCTACTCTGGCGACAGAATCAATCTTGAGGTGATTAACACACGCTATATGCTCATGCGTGAGGTTCTCCAAGAGATGGTGGAGGAAAATATCCTCAAACCCATGTGCAAGCGTATGGGGTTCATTGAAGAAGATGATAGCGGTGAAGAAGTCGTTATCCATCCCTCTTTGAGTTTTACACGCCTCGGATTACGAGACAATCAGGACACCTTCGATGCCCTGTTCAATCTATATCAAAAGGGTTCTCTTGATATAGATGTTATCCTAGAGCTGCTAAATATTGATCCCCAAACCACCAAAGCCAAACTTGAGAGAGATATGTTCACCTTGAACGACTCTCAGTTCAATGAGGTGCTGAGAGGGATTTATGGAGATGCTGGCTCTAAGATAGCAGAGAACTCTGATGCTATTGAGCGTATTGCCCGAAACTTGGGACTGAAATACACCCCTCCCGCCGATGAAGATGGGGGTCGCTTCTAATAATCTGTTTATCTAATCGTGTCTCATAACCTATTGAGAGGGGTGCGGTTATGAGCGAGCATGAGAAGTCTATGGGACTACTACCCATAATGAACCCTTTGTTTAATCTTAGAGAAATTTGTAAGCAGTTTGTCCTTTTAGAAGATCATCTTAATAATGCCCGTAAAAGGTGTCCCGACTGCATCTCAAAACACTTTTTAACTATCGAAGCCCTCTTTGAAGAAGCCATCTCACTCGATAAAGAATTCAAATATAGTAAACTACTTGATGGGAAGGCTCAGATTATCCGTGATCTACAGGGTCTGTGGCTAAACACCAAAGATACGGATAGTGCCAATCAGGCTTATTTGATGCTGGCACAGGTCTTACGGAAGCTGAGGAAAGACTTTCTCCCCTTGTCCTTTGATGTTCGCAAGATGGCACACACTTGTCCCCATGTACGATTGGCTACTCTATCTCAGGTAGAAAAGGAAGAAAGGGATGCCGCCTCTCTCATTAAGACGGAACCCAAGAAAAAACCGCCAAGAAAAGACCGCATGAGAAGAAGACTCCAAGTCGAAGATAAAGACCTCGACAATGACAAAGACACCACACAAGATAAAGACTTGAAAAAAGCCTCTCTCGTACATCGGATAGTCGCTCGCTACTTGTCTGAGTAAGGGTTCATTATGGGCTACTTGTCTATTCTTAAAGAAATAGCTGAACTGAATGATCGCATAGCTTCTCTCGCCCATCGAGCAGGAGCTAAAAAAGATCAACCACTTTCTGAAAAAGCAAAAGAAAACCTAAAAGAGAACACCTACAAAGACTATAAAACCAAAGTAGAGGTGTCTTTCAGTACCGCATTTAAGAAACAACACCCCAAAGCCCTAAAAGATTATCAATCGGAGCTATCTTCTTTAAAAAAGAAAAAACCCAAAAATAATTCCGATTATGGGTCTACAGGACAGTTCTCTGCCGAAGTTAAGGTTGCTCTACAGGGGGCATTCTCAAGTGCTAGCGTTAAGGTTGATATTGAAGCACTATCCATTCCCCAAGAGCTAGGCATGAGAGCCGTCATAAATGTTGTGGTCAATATCAATGCTGAAGTAGATGGGGTTGAACCACCCCCTGCCAAGTCTAAGTCCTCCCCCAAATCCACCCCCAAGCCCACCACCACCCCCAAGTCCTCCCCCAAATCCACCCCCAAGTCTCCCGTTGAACCTAAAGAACGGAAAAAGCGGCTAGCCAAACGGATAAAAGAAGAACTACCTGATGAATTGAAGCTACCCGATGGCGGTGTCTTACCTATCAACAAAGACACGCTATCCAATATGACTTCAGAGCAGGCTCAGGATATCAGAGACACATTGGAAACAAGGGCTGAAGAGCGTTCCTCCGAAGAGCCGACTTCAAAGCAAGAAGAACAAAAGCAGAGTGAAAAGATCACAGAGGAAGTACGCTCATCCAAGATCAAATCCCTTGAAGGTGGTGCAGACCTAGCTGATGCACTCAACCGAACCATCGACAAGATGTTCGAGGGACAAACAGGTTTTCTCTCATCTGAGAAAGTCCGCACACAGAAGTCTGAGTTAAAACAACTCACCCAATCCGTAGCGGCTATGTCCAAGGAAGAAGTGGAAGAAGTTGCTCAAAGCTACGAGAAACAAGGAGAGCAACTTATCCAATCCTTTACGGATAAGGAAGGGGATTACGAAGGATTAGTGGAGTTACAAAAAGCAACGGCTGAAATACTTAAGGCGGGTCCCCCACAGAACCCATTATCCGATGATCCCGATATTGAAGCCAAGCTATTGTGCGAAGCTGCGGCTTCCAAACTAAAAGATATTGATCCCTCCCAACTAGATGCTAAGACTCTCAAAGAGTACACCGCTTATGGAAAGAATCCTAAAAACTTTAAAGCATTTGCCGAGGCTTTAGAGAAGTCTAAGTGGATGGAGGATAACCTAGATGGTCTGCAAGCCGATGTGGACGAAGCTCGGAAAAAAGCCCTTGCTCCCTACAGACAACAAATTGGGAAATACTTAGCGGCTAAGGCTATGGAAGAAGGCTTTATCCGTGAGCCTATGTATGGCGTGAAGACTATTGGAAAAACGGATAGGGATGACCCTGAGGTTGTTGCCCACAGAAGACAGGTACGGATAAACCAAGCTAGGAGGTATCAACAAATGCCTCCTGATGTCCGAAATCAGGCTGAAGTAGAAACACAAAATAGATTGGATAGCTTGGAACAAGAGATAAAAGAACTGAAGAACGATACGAGTCGGAAAGCCGAACTCGAAATGGCTCTTGAACTGCGTTCTCAGTACCAAGACACACTAGCAGGACTTAATACTGCTAAGTTAATGTCAGGCGATAAACCTATGGAGGGGTTTAATGAAGTAGACCCTAATCTACTTGCCCTTGCCAAACAAGTCAATGACGACAACCTACTTGAGGCGATAAGCGTCTTGGGTAGTCCATCAGGTGCTGGTAGGGATAGAGAACAAACAAGAGAAGCCCTAAAGTCAGCTTTATCCGAAATGTCCATAGATAGATTTACAGAGTCTGTTGGTGATACCTATGGGGAGATGGCTGATTTATTGTCCCCCGCATATTGTCCTAATACTCCTGCCAATGAAGCCGCAGGCGTAGCGGATAAAACTCTCAGTCAGGGAGAGAAATGTCCTGAACCCCTAGACCCTCGTCTACATGACCTTGTGCGAAGGTACATGACCGACTCTTTTGTCGATACTCAGTCTATCTTAAGCGAAGACTCAAGCATGGACAAAGAGAAAAGAAACGGCATATCGGATAAACAGCGTAAAGATTTCAAATCCCTTTGGGAAAATAACAAGGAAGAAGTACTCAAATCTATTACGATGGATGAAAATGATCCCGACTATGATGAGGAAAAGGTTGCTTCCACATTAGAACTCTTTGGACTTGAGTTACGCATTAAGAATTATGAGGCACTTCAAATAGATGGCAAGAAAATCATAGGACACGAAGCCATAATGAAGTACCTCCGTAAGGTGCAAGAAATGGATAAAAAAGAGCGAGAGAAGAAGGTCAAAGAGCTAGCTCAACAGTTTGAGGATTTCCTGAGGCAAGAAAACCCTGTAAGTTCAGCACCAGCTAGAGTTGCAGGTTTATTTAATAAATCATTTATAGGCACCCGCCTTAATACCGCAGGAGACTTTCTTATGAAGAAAAGATCGACAACCTATGTGGACTATCAATCCTTAGCCTCAGATTTTGAGGTTGGGATGAGCGTGTACACGCATAGCGGAGGAGACCCCGCTCGGGCAGGTATTGTTGTCGCTGTGTTTCCCGCAATTGGAATGGTTGATGTTCAGTTTCCACATGGAAGCACCCGCATCCCTGTTGAAGACCTTTTAATTGACCACACCAAAGAAATAAAACCTCTCCCCTCCTCACAGATATCCGTACCGGGCGGTGCAGGTACACAACCTGTCTCTTTGGGTATCCAAAGAGTAGCCTCTGCATATATGGATAAAGTGGCACTTTATTGGTGGTCTAAAGACAGAGTGTATCGGAAGTCAAAAGGCGAAGTGGACTCTTGTTGTCCTAAATGCAAGAGACCCCTAAAGCCTTCAGTCTACAAAAGGCGAAATGGAAAGAGTGATAGACTTCTAGTCTGTACATCCTGCGTTTTCGTCATCAAAACCACCGATATTGTAGGGGGGTAATATCATGGCTTTTCTAAGATATGCGAAAGCCAATGTTGTCAGACCCCATCTCAACTTTCAGGGTTGGGATAAAGTTCGCGTGGCGAGCGGCAATCGTAGCAATTTAACGGGTGAACTCATCCAAAGAGCACAAGACATTTTGGGTGAGCCATGTACTCCTGATCGGTTTCTCTTAACCCACTCCACTATTGTGTGTTCAGTAGATGCCCTTGTAGTACCTAACACCAAAACAGGTTCCGTCACCGAGTCAGGTGTTAAAATCAATCGCAAGTATCCAAATTGGAGAGTCTCCTCCGAGACGGATAAATTCATCAACAACAATTTGGATTGTTGGTCTAGGGAAGTTCTAAAGAAGTCATACAAGACCTTCATTGGAGCACAGAACTTTTTGGAGCATATTCAGGTTGAAGAACTATCTAAGGGTCGGATTATTGATGCTGTTCTTCGAGATATTGGTGAATCTTTGTATGTGGACATACTAGTTGCCACCGACAGGAAACACACAGACTTGGTGAATCAAATACTCAAAGGCGAAATGAACGCCATGAGTATGGGTTGTTCTGTAGAAGCTACTATCTGCACCAAGTGTGGAAATGTAGCCGCAGATGAAACTGAGTTTTGCCCCCATGTGAAATATGAAAAGGGCAATGTGTTTTATGATGACCTCGGCAATAAACACAGAGTCGCAGAACTCTGTGGGCATGAGGACATGGGCGAGACAGGTGGTGTCACTTTCATCGAGGCTTCGTGGGTAGCCACACCAGCATTCACAGGGGCTGTTACTCGGAATATCCTTGAAGCACCCAAGCCTCATGCCAAAGCTGCCTCTGAAACTATCCTTAATCGTATCCCTGATGCTTGGTTATCCAAAGTAGCAGGTCCTTTTGATGATGATGATGAAGATGGTGGGGGTGAAGCAGCTCCAGCTGAGACTCCCAAGTCTTTACTTCAACAGATTGAGGGCGTTTATGAAACAGCTATCCTTGATCGTTTAAGAACTAAACTCGAAAACGAGATTAAAGAAGAGAAATCAAAAGCTGTCCTTAATCCTCCAATATCGGAATCTACCGTTTCTCAAAACGACACCGTAATCAAAGAAGGTCACGCCCACTTGAAGGCGGAGTATTTTGACGCACTAGAAGCGGGCGTTAAGACAGCCTCAAATATCCAAGAGGCGGTCTTAAATCTGTCTCTCGTCAATAACCACTATGGTGTGAAGATTCCCGCACACATCTACAAGATGGCACAGACACTTGGGTCTAGCTCAAGGTTCAAGAGTGTTGATGCTTATCTAAAACAAGCTGCCCTCTTGTTTGGTAACAACATCTCCGAAGCGGATAAAATAAAACTTATCCGTTTTGCGAAGCTCCTCTCTCTCCACCCTAAGGGCAGATAAGTCCTGCCCCCCCTGAAAGGACATAACCATGTCTAATTATGGTCGTAGATTAAATCGCAGGGCTACTACTGCCCTTCCTGGTACCGACAACCTTGGTTGGGATAGCTTTGGACACCCCGCTTCTTCCGCTCAGACTGAAGTGGATGCCTATGGTTTTGATGCTGAGTTTGGCGAAGGTGTCCGTAAGGGACCTTACCGCTCAGGTCCCGCCCCCGCTTCGTATGGTTGGACTCCTGACCATCCCGCCACTAACGATTCCTTGGTGGAGGACTACGCTATGACCGAAGACCTCCGTAAGGAGAACCTCAAGTTGGCAATGGAGCGTAAGGCGGCTAAGTGTATCCGTATTGCCGAGTCTCGCCTTGGCAAGAACGCTTCTCAGGCTGAGATTGAGGAACTTGCCCTTCGTTTCATGGACTTGCCCAACCACACCATCAATAGCCGTGTTGCCTCTCTATCACGCAATGCCGACAATGTGGTGCAGGTCAACACAGGCTATGATCAGGGTCTCGACTTCACCGGCCCCTTCAACGCCGAAGATGAACTTGTTGCCGATGATCTTGAGGCTGACGATCTTGAGGCTGACGATCTTGAGGCTGACGATCTTGAGGCTGATGAAATGATGGGTCACACCCTCCTTGACGAATATGATTTCGACATGGACGGCATGATCTCTAGTGAGGAGTGGGGCGGGTCTTCAAGCGTGTTTGAGGCTATGGATTCCGATATGGATGGGATGCTTGATGCTGATGACATCTCGATGGGAGTTGGAGAGTCGTTCGCGGAAGAGGCAGAGGCTTTCATGGCTAGCCGTACAGCTTCCAAGCGTAGAACCTCCGCTCGTAGAGCGAGTGTTACCCCCGCCGCTGATTTACTCGCTGAAGAGCTGGCTATGCTCAAGGCTGCTAATGCTCGCCTTGCCCGTCAGGTTCGTAAGATGGCGGATAACGCCACACAGCAGAACACGGGCTACACGGTCGAAGATTTCTCAAATCAGATCGACACACACCCCGACCAAGAAGAGGTTGCTGGTGAGCCTACCCCTCGCCTTGCAAGCCGTCCTCGTCTGAATCGTCTTGCCTATGCTCTCGCAGAGTACATGGCGGATCAGAACAGCCCCACCGCTTTCTACAGCAAGGGCGAGAAAGCCTCTGCTAAGAAGGCTGATTTCATGGCTGATGAAATGGCTGAACTCATGGCTGAACTTGAGGCTTCTGATGAAGCCTTGGGTGAAGATGTCATGGGCTTAGATGTTTCAGAGGCTCAGGCTACAGCTATGGACCCTAAGCTCGCCCGTATCTTCCAAGCCGCTGAGGAAGAAACCGAAGAAGAAGCTGAGGAAGAAACCGAAGAAAAAGCTGAGGAAGAATCCGAAGAATCTGATGATGATGTCAAAATGACGGATGATGAGGATGAAGAGGAAGAAGAAGAAGCCAAGGAAGAAAAGAAGCCCGAAGCAAAGAAGGCTGCTTATCGTCCCAAGGCTCCCTCTCGCCAAGCCTCCGTCAAGACTCTCGGCAACATCAGCCGTGAGGCTTCCGCTTCTGATGAACTATCCAAGTTGTGGGAAACCGCTCCTGATGTGAGCAAGTTCTTCAGCTAAGAAGTCACTTGGGTGTAATAGTTTGTTTATACCCTCCCGCCTAGTAATAACCGAAACTTGGGGTTGGTTCAATGGTGAACCCTCCTCTAAACACAACACACTACTTCCTTGAAAACAGGGAGTATGAGAACATAGGAAAATAACTATGGCTCTACTTGGACAAGCTAGTGGTGGTTTTACTGAGTCAAGCTCGGCTCTGCGTATCCTCCATGTTGGTGTTCGTAACACCATCGGGCAGCTTACCGCAGATAGCTTCACTCAGACGAACCCACCTGCCGCCGGTGGCGGTACCCATGCAACACAAGCCGCAGGTCTTCTGACCTCCGTGTTTGGTGTTCTCAGCGGTTCTATCGCCTTTACCCGTGGTGACGAGGGTTCCTCGTTCCATGGTGGTCCTACTGCTGCCGCAGGTCGTGCTCACACCGAGCGTGTTCTTGGCGTGTACATCAACAACGCTGTTGGTAACGCTTTCGAGAACCAGCCTGGGGTAGCCTCTAACCGTGGACCTTATGTGTCTGCTCAGGGTGCCTATGGCAACAAGCTCTACGAGAGCCGTGATATTGTTGGTGGTGGTGCCCTCGCTGATGCCTACGCCCCCGGAGAGGAACTCGTAGCTTCGGCTAACGGCTACCTCACCACTTCGGTGGATGTTGCTCACGACCACACGGACGATACGGTCATCGGCATTTGTACCATCGCTCCCGATTCCAACTCTGATGAGTTGGTCTACGATCAGCGTATCTAATAGAAGGCAGGAGCAATAAAATGAGCAATACCGTAGACAATGCCGTCAAGCAAAAGATCATTAGCGACTACATCAAGACCCCTCAGGGTCGTGCTAAGTTAGCCGCTTCTATGACTCAGCCCCTCCGTCTTCGTAGAGACTACACCTCGGTCGGTCGTAAGACCTTCCTCGTGGAGCAGCTACCTGATGGTGCCTTACCCATTTATGACAAAGACCCCGATGTGACGGCTTATGTGGTTGGTGAGGAGGGTCAGAACATCCTCGCCATCACCAAGCCCCGCCGCGTGATTTTCCCCCTCTTCGAGATCGCCTCGAACCCTGAGATTCCTTTGACTCAGATCAAAGAGCGTCGCTTCGATCTGATCGAGCGTGCTCAGGATTTGGCTCGTGCTCAGATTCAGGCTGCTGAGGATGAGCGTGTATTCGCTATCCTTGACGCGGTGGCTACTCAGGGCTTTGATAGCCTCCCCGGTCAGACCAACGCTGACCTCCCCGTGATCGCTCCCCTCAACGGAGCCGTTCTTGCTGATGCCTTCGCTCTCATCGAGCGTCATGACCTTCGCGTAGCCCGCGTGTTCATGAACGCCCGTGATTATGCCGACATCAGAAAGTTCGGTCGTGACATCCTCGACATTGAGTCGCAGGCTGCCCTCCTCAAGACGGGTCTTCAGGCGACTCTTTGGGGTTCTCAGATCATCACCAGCCGTCTCGTGCCTGTCGGCACGGTGTATGTCTGCTGTGAGCCTGAGATGTTTGGTCGCATCCCTGTCCGCACCGAGCTGACCGTTCTCTCCGCTGACGACCCGAAGGCTCGCACCATCGGCTTCTCGGTGTTTGAGAACCTCGGCATTGGTGCCTACAACCCCCGTGGTCTTGCTCGCTTGACCGTCACTCGCTAATACGGGTGAGTTAGCCCACCTCGTAGATGGGTGGGCTAACTAGGGCTAGATGAAGCCTCACTTTCTTCAGGGAGTGGGGCTTCATCATTTATGGCTTAATATTGGATACTTACATGGTAAAATGGGGAGACAAAGCATCCTATAGAGAGGGGGTATTCAAATGGTCTTTACACAGAGAGAACTGCTGGAGATGGAGCTAGAGGCATACAATCGCATAATGGATAAATATGGGGTGATATTTATGGGGTTATGCGAGATTGATGTTCCTACGGCAGGGGAGTCTGAACTGATTGGATTTTTAAAAGAGAGATTAAATGCTTTGTACTCTGAGATTAGTCCAGTTTGTAAGAGATTAGATGCGATGCCTGTTGTAATAAATTGTACACTTCCTTACCTAGACTCCAAGTAGACTTTACGGATTGCTACTAGGATACAGTCTAGGATAAACCTAAGGTCTTTGTGCTCTTTTAGAACAAGGAAGAACAACTCCTCTTTGGTTGTGTTGATTAATAGTGTTAGGCGGATGCAATAGTTGAAGCACTCAAGGGAAGCAAACAGGTTTTGATCATGTTTATGTGCGTACCATGTTTTGTTGGCTTCTGTGGTTAGGGGGATGAATCCACACTCCAAGAAGAGTAATTCAGATGCTGATTTGTATGTTTCGGGATGTGCTGAGTATTCGGGTTTGACTTTACGGATTCCGTTATCTAGGTATGTTATTTCAGACATGGTGTCCCCAAATGTACTCAAGTCCAGCTTGGTCTTCAGGGAATAAGGGGGCATAGTGCAGGGGGTTCTTTTGGATAAGTTTTGAACGATGGCTTTGGTGTATGGGTTCATAACCCCACCAAGATGGTGGGGTGTAGTCATGGAAGCTCATGTCAAGAAACCGCTCCATCATAGTATCTTGGTAGCCGAGACTTATCCATTTACGGCACATTTCAAGACCATAAATGGATAAGAATCCTTCGTGTCCTTTCCACATGAGGACAGCAGGGTGTTTAGCCCATCCAATAGTCTTACTTGGTTGCTGAAGTGCCTTAAGGGTGGAGATGATTTGATATGTTTCGACTCGTTGTTT